AATATAGCTACCCACTCTTGCTCATTCATAGGCTTTAAAGGCACGGAGATAGGGTATTTTTGCGAAACTCTAAAGGTTAAGGTGTCCTTGTCTATGTCCTTGTAATATACGAGATATACAGGCACATTTAAGGCTTTACCGATCTGCTCTACTATGTTGGTATATTTCTTTTTATCTGAATTGGTGTCGTATAAATGTTCGATTATAGCTAAAGGTTTCCAACACCCTTTGTTACCACATATTTCAACACTATCCACATCACACATAGCAATACCATCCCAAAGCCTATGCCATTTTGAGTATAGGTCTTTGTCAAAGTATTTAGCAAATCTCATTTTATTTTATATAGTTTATCTTTTAATTTTATAGCTAATTTAAATTTACCACGTTGTCTGCATTTTTGTATTAAACATTTAAGTCTAAATATTAAAGTTGTTCTTTTATTCATAATTATTTCTGCATTTAATTTTTTTATTTTTTTGTTTAAATTTTTAATCTTACCTTTGTAATCAGTAAACAAATCTAAGTATGTCATTTTAATACTTCAATTTTTTTAACAACTGAACGAGGAAAAACTGTTACAGTTCCAATACTTAATTTGTCTCCGTCATAAGAGTATGAAGTAAATATTTTAACAGTATTAGCATCTTTAGAATAAAGATAACCTGTATCTTCACATAAAGCATAAGACAATTTATCTACATCTGATAAACTATCAAACCACGATGGGTCGGTAATTATATCTTTCCAAAGTATTTTTACTCTTTTATATTTAAATTTGTATTTAGATGAAATCATAAAAATCATTAGGTTGAACTTGCTTATCTGTTCCTAAGTATATTTTTTTCATTTCTTCTTTTCTGGGTATGCGTTGACCATTACAATAACGCCATACATTTGTTGCAGGATTTATATTTATAATACCAAATTTTTGAGCTGTCATGCTACAGCTTAATTTGTTTTTTTTCATCCAATCGGATAGTTTCATAGTTATTCCTTTTTGATTTATTACTGATTAATAACCATTAAGGTAATCTTATCCACAAATCAACAGTATAATAGTTATAGACATAGTGGATAATATATATATAAATAAACCAAACAACTATGACAACTAAATTAGAGCAAGAAATAGAAAAAGCATTTTCGTTTTATAATGGTGGTAAAGGATTAAAACATTGGTCTTATTCTAGTACGTCAACACCATTTGCAAAAAATATAATTAACTATTCTTTTCCACAAGAGGTACGAAGAAAATTTGCTTTTAGATATAAAGCTAATTTTGGCAATCTTGTGAACAATGTGGTGCAAAGATTAATTGGAAATGTAATTTGGCAAACACCTAAATCTAAAGAAACAGAATGGGATAGAGATTATAAAGTTTGCTTTCAAAACGAATTAAAAATTGTAAATTCAAAAGACCCAGTAGACGAAAAAGATGCTTACGCAAAAGAAGAGATGATTGACTACGCACACAACTGTATTGGTGTAACAAAAAAAGTTGTGCAAAGTCTTGCAGGTTCTGACGAACTAGAATGTGAACGTCATGTCGTTAAAAAAGAACTAACAATGATAAAAGAAATACTTGGCAAAATAGATTATGAAACTAAATCTAAATTTATAGAATTAAAAACTAAACCACCTAACATTAGAAAAATTAACGGTAAACAAGCATGGACAATGAGTTCACAAAATTTACCTACCGAACCAACAAAAGAAAATTTAATTCAAACAGCTTTCTATTATGTTAACTGTAAGAAGAAACCTTTTTTAGTTTATACTAACGACAAAGATCATATTATTTTTGATGATAGTAATGAACTGCTAAGACACGACCACTTAGAACATCTTTATTTTAAAATGTGTGAAAAAATTTTACTTTGGGAACGTATGATAATGTTCTGTAAAGGAAACTTATCTGAACTTGCATTAATGTGTGAAGCACCAGACTTAAATCATTTCTTTTATTATAAAGATTTAGCCACAGAACAGACACAATTAATAAGTAAACTTTGGGGAATAAAACAATAACAATAACAAAAGGAAAAACAATGAAGAAAAATATATATCAAAAATTGCATTCAGCTTGTTTAGAAGCAGGTAGTGTAAAGAAAGCCGACAAAGTTAAAGGTATGCACTTTAACCCCTTGATGCATGATGCTGTGCAAGAGGTAGCAACACAATCATTATTAAACAATGGTTTATATGCAACGTGTAATTATTTAACTGAAGTAGTTGAATCAAGAAATATGGTCATGGTTGTTTGTACTATGAAGGTACATGACATTGACGAACCAACTAACTTTATAATGGTTGACGGATGTTCAGCAATGGGAGCAATAGACAAGTTTGGTACAGGTAACGCCATGTCTTACTCACGTAAGTATGCTTTTTTAAATCTGTTAAATTTAAAGACAGGCATAAAAGATGAAGATGGTTATGCAGCAACACCATTTAACAAAATTTCTAAGGAGCAATCCGAAGAAACAAGTCCACAAACTAAAGTGGATGCCGAACAGATAAAGGAATATATACAGTTGGCAAAAAATTCAAAAGAATTTTATAGCATAGCTGATAAATATAGAGAACAAATCCAATATCTAATGAAGAACAATGTTAAAGCATATCAACAAGTAAAAAAAGTTGCTGATGCTAAACTTGTAACAATCAATAACGTGCAACAATAAAGTTGCAGATAACAAAAGGAAAAAAATGAATGATGAAGCAATATGGGTAAACGTAATACCTAATGAAAAGAAAACAGAAGAGAAACACCCAGATTGGGTAGCACCTAAAAACCCTAAATCTCCAGAAGGAAAAAACTGGACTATAGGAGTTAAAGTAGGTGGTGCTTGGTATAGTCAAGCAGGTTGGAACACTAAAGATGATAGTGGTCAACCAACTGGTGGCATAACTATTAAGTTAACTCCTAATAGTTTGTCAGCTACTGGTGGCTCAAGTGGTGGTGGAAAACCAGAATTTACACCTCAAAAGACATTTGCTAAAAACACAGCTTATGCTACTAATAAACCATCAGGATTCTAAAAAAATCATGATAAATTTGTGGGGAGTTTTAGTCAGTACCCTTGACTTTTTACTTAGTTGTTTTTCTCCCCACAATTCCTTTTACAAATAATGAATTATAAACCTTTACCAAATTCTGTAACAATCAAACCTAGTTTAATACAAGGTCTTGGAATATTTGCTGTCGAAGATATTGAAGAAGGAATTAATTTGGGTATGATACATTTCTTACACAATGAAGAAACATTTAGAACACCATTGGGTGGTTTTTTAAATCATTCTTTATCAGCTAATTGTTTAAAAGTTCAACTTGGTAATAAAAAATATTTGACAACTAAACAAAATATAAAAAAAGGAGAGGAACTTACATTAACTTATACAATGTATAATCCTAATAACTTACATGAATAAAAAAAAATTAGATACACAAGTTGGTGGGTCGCATTATAAAGATATGGCTATTCAACCAATAGATTTTATTGTTGCTAATCGTTTGGAATTTCCAGAGGGTTGCGTTATTAAATATGTATCAAGGCATAAAGAAAAAAACGGAAAAGAGGATATACTAAAGGCAATACAAAACCTAGAGTTTATACTGGAAAGAGATTACAATGATTGACAAAAAGGCTAAAAGATATATAAGAACTAAACACGGAGACGCAAATTTTTTATATGTAGAAGAATTTGATTCCGTAGAAAAGGCTGCAGACCCTTTAAATAAAGGTAAATTTGTAGAAGTAGTGATCAAAGAATATAAATGGGATCACACAATAGTGAAGGAGATAATTGATGGAAAAGATCAAAAGTCAACTGCAAGTTCTGATGGACAGACAGAGAAAAAAAAGTGAGTTGTATGTCCTTACAGTTCAAAAGGCTAATAAATTAAAAGCTGAAAGTTACAGCTTACATTTAAAAGTTGCCGATTGCAGAGAACGATTAATGGCAGAATAGTAAGTCATTAATTACATATACAATAAGACAACAAGTTGTGTAAACAACTAGAAGGGTACTCTACGCATGAAAACACTAACACAATTAAAACAAGCAATGAAAGCACCAATGTATTCTCAGTTAACTACTAGAGAATTATTACTTTATAAAACTGGATTTAAAAATGGTTATAGAATGTCAGTTCAACAAAACGAAGAAAAAATACA